CCGGATTTGCTGGAGAACATCGCGAAACAAATTAGAGAAAGCAGTTCATTCTAATTGAGCCGAAGATGATCACCGAAATCCTCGCTCAAATCCGAGCACCGTCCTTCACTGCTGGCATCGTCCTGTTCGATGACAAGGTGGTGGAGACCGCACCGCGCGTTCGTTACATGCGCCGATGGTCGCGGGATCAGGTGCGCGAGGAGTGTCGTCAAAAGTGTTGGACGATTACCGTGGTCTGGCAGAAGGAGCGCGAGGATGTCACCGCGCCGAAGTTCAAAGTCGGCATCACGCAGCACGAGGAAAGTTTTGAAGTGGTGCGCGCGGATGGAGAGACGAAGTTCTTCTATTTCGACGACAACGCCGGACGCCGCGCGATCAGCGGAAGGATGACGAAGGAAGCCGCGTTCAAGGCAGCGCAAACATTTTCCGAAAACACCTGACTATCACAAAATGTTACTTCGACTTCATCAACACATCTCGACAGTGATGTTGCGAGATCGCGTTCAAAACTAGCGACTGTATAGTCCAAGCACTTTTTTCAAATTCAAGAAACCGTTGCGGCGCAAGCACGTCACATCCGCGAAACGCATCGTTCGCCGAAATTTCCAAAAGTCGATTTGCTAATATCTCCTCACGCGCGGGCAATCCCGTTCGCGCGGGCTGTTTGAAAATGTAAAAAGGAGATCAACAATGCACACCTATAAGGTGGGTGATCGCGTGCGCCTGATCAGGCTCGATGGGACGCTCAGCGACAAGGCTTTCGCCATCCATGATCTGTGGGGAAGCGAAGACCATGCTCGCAATGCATCGTTCATGGATGGGCATCATGAAAGCATCTGGCACACTGACTTGATGAAGCCGGAAGCTGACAAGACGCCCGTCGTCGTCCCTGACAGCGGCATCTGGTTCATCGCCAGAGGCAGCAACGGGGGATGGGGTCGAGCCCAAACCGAGAAGCAGGCTATCGCCAATATGCGAAAGCAAGGCGGCTCCGTTGACAGGTATGTCGTTCACCGCGTCAGCAAGTGGACGAACGTCGATGGCATGGGTGGCCTGACTTTCCCAAGCGGCATCGATCCGGTCGAAGTGAAGCGGATCGGCATGAAGGAGCGGGCATGAAGATCGGTGACACCGTGATCTGGCGACAAGGCAAGTCGAAGAGCAAGACTGTGCTGCCGCTCGGCATCGCGAACTGCAAGGTCGTCGACTTCGGTGAAGGACCGAGCGGAGAGAAGGCAGTTTCGATCAGACTGCCGGAAGGCTGGCCATCGATTGATGGTCTGGTGCCGGGCGAACCGTTCTGGGTCTTGGCCTCCGATCTGGAAACGTGAAAAAGAAAGAAGCCGGGGCGATGAGCCCCGGCTTTTTTATTTGCTATAAGCTAAAAACAAAAAAAGCCCCTGCGTAAAGCAGGGGCGAGAGGGAGTGTTCGCGTTAAGGCGTGAAATTCAACGACATCACGGACGTGACGCCGCTTTCACAAATTCATTTTACATCTCTTTGTGTGTGACTTCACCAATCTTTTTCTTCAGCGCTTCGCATGTCGTGCGCACTTCCGTCGTCATCAGCGAGCACGCTTCAATCTGAAGGAAGTAGTGCTTGCCCTCATCGCGGAACCGGCAGGCGATTTCCTTGATCTCAGCAATCATGGCATGCACACCAGACACCATGCTCTCACAACGCTTGGCGGCGTCCTGTAGCTCGGTGCCGAGCGCTTCGATCTCCTTCACCGCTGCTTCGTATTCCCGCACCACGGCTTCTGACGTGAGCTTGCCGACTTGATTGACGCCCTCTTGGTGCTGAACGTAATCCGGCATCGGCGGTGACGGTGGCGTCGGTCGCTGCCGAATTTGACCGGTCTCGCGTTCGAGCTTTTCAACGGTCATCAATGTCGGTGCGCGCTTCATGACTTCCGGCAAGGTGCTCATGTCAGGGTCTCCGCTGTTGAACAACGCACCGACCCTAACAACGTCAAGTCTTTTGTCTCCCCAGCGACCGCCAAATCGTGGTGGATAGCCACGGTCAATTTGCTTCGAACTCCCAATCGACAGTACCCATACCGTCGATGCCCAGCGCATTCGCCAGCGCGGGCGACAAGTCGATGCCTGCACCATTGGTCTCGTTCCCGTCCATGTCGGTGCCGCTCTCGGCCTGCGGGCGTTCGCCCGTTGTCCAGTACGGATCATCGGTGTTCCAAGGCCCGACATCCTCGATGCTGGCAATCGCGCTGACACCAGTCACCCAGTTGTAGACCCTGACTTGCGGTCGTTCACCCTCAATGCGATCAGGCAACGCGACATAGAGATCGGTGTCGTTGAGCACCTTGTTCGGATCATAGGCACTGGTGTTGTAATCGCTCTCGCCACCGAACACGGTCGCGGTGATATCGCTCTGGTTCGGAGGGATACTCGGCGTGTTGTGAAAGTCTTGTCCGTTGATCGACACCGTGACATCGCCGTGCATCGCTATTTTCAGATTGACGATGTTGAGACAGCGCGCCGCGCCCGTAACACGTTGTCCATTGATGATGATAGTTACGTCACCCTCGACCGCGCCAAGAATGTCAACGCGATTGTTCTCGCTCAATTCCGGTGGCGGCTCAGGCTCCGGTTCTGTCGGCGGTACGTCAACGATCTCACGTCCTGAAAGCACCGACGCGATAGCTGCGCAAATTTCATCGAACTTGTTGCGATACAGTTCGGCATCGGTGGAGCTATCGACGAAGCACGTCTCGATCAGGATCGCCGGTTCTTCGGTGTTGTTAAGAAAATACAGATCACTGCGATACTTCGGTCCCCGATCGATCAAGTCCCCAGCATCAGAAATGGCTTCCGAGAGCGTAGCGGCCAATCCATCTTGAGTGACATAAAGCACTTCACAGCCCATGGGCTTTGTCGTCGTCTCATAGGCGTTGAAATGCACGGAGACATCGAGATCACGGGCCTGCTCGTTATGGTAATTCACGATGGTCTCAAGGTTCTCGCTCTGCGTTGTCGAGATGTCGTCATGGAAAGTTTTTACACCGACGCCGTTCTTCAACAACAGATCGGCGACGGTCTCGACCACCATGCGCGCTTCATCAACTTCATCCAGATATCCGCTTGCGCCGCGCACTTTCAAGCCGTGCCCGGACGAGATCACAATGTTGCTCATTGGCGCTCCTTGATGGTGAGGCATCGCTCGGTCAGCGTTGCGATCAACGCGTCCTTGCGGTCGTTGCTTTTGGCGCGATCATGCAGCACGTAGATGCCGCCGATTAGGAACAGCACGTTGATGACGACGAGCGCGAGTGCGAGCGGCTGGCTCCGCAGATCATGGACGACGGTATTTGCGACGCGGAGGATCATCACAGCCTCGCGTCAAAGAACGCTTTTGCGGCAGCGCTGTTATTCTGCGTAATAAGCCCGACTTGCCCCGGAGTTGAAGTTGTTGCAGAGGATGTTGCTTGCAGCATCATGTTATTTGTATTGGGATAAAGAGCGCCGAGCGAAGATAAAGCCACAGGTGTTCCCCCGCCGTTATAAAGCGAAACGAAATCGGTGAGGGCACTTATGGCGAAACCCGGTACAATACGCTTCTGTCGCCGAAAGTAACAGACGGCATTCAGCTGCGTGGTGTTCGCCCAAGTCCCCACAGCCAAAACGCTATAGCCGCCAACTCCGGTGACATCCCATTTTTCAAAGTATCGCTCGCACAGCGGCAATTCCTGATCATAGGATCGCATGATAAATGGTGCGCGTGATGCTGATGGAAGTTCGATGCCGGGCAGAATTACAACGCCCGTAATCTGCATGTAGTCTGTATTCGCAGCGACACCGTTGGTAGTCCCTGTAGCTGCAATGAAGTTCCCAGCAGCCCAAGCATTCGCAGGTGCTTGGAATGTCGTGCCGCAGGCCATAGTAAAACAGATGCCTAACCCGATGCCGTTTGTGTTGCCTACCCACGTTCCCGTCACATCTCCGGGGATGGTAACTGTCTTATATTCCCAAGTGTCAGCTACGTTCTGCGTGAACGAGAACGGGTATGAGCGAGCGGTTGCACTGTTCCGGATCGACCCAGAATATGCCCCCGTGCGATGGTTTTTTGTCCAAAAACCAATCGATATAGGCTGAGCCGAAGCTGCACCGAACGCGAGACGCGAGGATCGAAAACCTTCGATGACCTGTATTAGACCGACAAAGTCAGACGCTCCTAATGACGCTTCCGCAGTCGTGACGGAAGCCTTGATCGAATTAGTATAACCGGGCGGCGCGTCGGCGACCTGTGCTACTGAAATCGCCATCGTGCCGGAGGCGTTCAGCAACCAACCGTCCACAATGTAGCTTCCGCTTGTGGTAACGGCCGTCGTCCCATTCTGTTGACTTACATCCATGCTGCCATTGATCTGCATGCCGTTGTAAGCCAGCGCATCGAATGGAGCAGCATAGATGTTCTGCCGCGCCTGCAACTGCTGTGCTGCCGTGAGTCCTTGCGCGGCGTCAAAGCGAACGCGCGTATCGACATACTGCTTGGTTGCCGCTTGCAATGTGCTCGCCGGATCACTCGGTAGCGTCAGCGGCCCGGTCATGGTGTCGCCGCTCTTCAGCACGAACGACGGCGTGACGCTATTCCATACGCTTCCGTCCCACTGATACAGCGGCGTGCCGGTCGCCGGATACACAGTGCCGATGGCTGGCGAGGCGGGGAAGTCAAACGCCATCCTTGCCCTCCATCGTCTTGATCTTGGCTTCCAGCGCCGCGATGCGCGCGAGCAGGGAGTTGATGTCGATGTTTGTGGAGGCTGCTGGCGCGAGCGGATCGCTGAACGTGTCGTTCGCTTCGTCCCATATCTTGCCGCCAAACTCGGCCTGCGGGTCGGTGCCGGTGTAGTCGATCACCTCTAGGATCAGTTGACCCACCTGCGGAAACAGCATCGTCGCGTCGTACACCGCAGCGCCGACGATCCACTGACCATTGTCGTTGCGCAGGCACATCTTGACGTTTTGCGGACGCTCGAATGGATTGTCCTCGTTAACGAAGACGTACCAGTCCTTGCCGTCGCTCTCGCGATTGGTGAACATCGCGCCGCGCGGTGCAGCCTCGGGGATCGGCACCGGACGGTACGCGATCCATGTGCCATGGTTCTTTGTCGTCATGCGTAGCCCACTGTCCACCAACTACTGGTATAAAGTTGCATGTAGCGATGACGCAGATTAATATTGAAGCTGGTGCTCGATATACCAGTAGCACCTGTAACGACCGACCCGGCATATGGCTCGGCTATGCCCGTATCGGCGACGTAGAGATAATCTGCAGCAAGCGTCATCCGTGCATTCGACACGTAGGCAGCCGGGTTTAAGTTTTTCGAAGTCCAGAAATTATAGTAGGCGGCCCCATAAGAAAAACCTCCGCAAAGAAAGTCCCCATTAGGGGCCATGCCGAAGTTGCCACCGAAGATTCCGTTCGTGAGAAAAGTAATGAAAGCATGCTCAGAACCAGCATCATCACCCAATACGGTGAGCGCTACAGAGCCGCTTGCACCCTGAATTAAACCTGTGCTCTTCGTAGTAACGAGTTGGCCGGTCAGGGAGCCGCCAGCGAGCGGAAGATAGTTACCAGTCGTGCCCGGTGGACCCTGTGGCCCTTGTGGCCCTTGTGCGCCTGTGTTTCCCGCTGGTCCCTGCGGCCCCGGATTACCTTGCGTGCCCTGCGGACCTGCGGGGCCTATGTTTCCCTGTGGCCCTTGTGGTCCCGGTGGCCCCGGATTGCCTACCGCTCCCGGCGCGGCTTGCACCCACTGTGAACTGTTTCCATCATTATAGAGAACGTAAAGGGCACCAGTGTTGCTCTTCCACCAAATGTTCGTGTCTGCTGCACCAGCAGGCGGTGTATCGCCGATCAACACCGACGCTGTGCCGGGAATGCCCTGTATCCCCTGTGGGCCTATGGGGCCTATCGGTCCCGGCACACCCTGTGTGCCCTGCGGTCCCGCTGGTCCTTGCGGTCCTTGTGCACCGACCGGTCCCTGAACACCGGGCGGACCTTGGATCGAGCCACCGTCTATCCACTTCGCGCCGTCCCAAATCCACAGGCTGTCATCGGCCGCCACCAGATAGGCGTCGCCCTGATGATTGCCGGTTGTCGGTAGATCGGCGCTGGTCGGCACCGACCCTTTCATCGTTACTCCCGTGCCGGTCGCGCCCTGCGGACCCTGAACGCCTTGCGGTCCCTGTGGCCCTTGCGTTCCCTGAATGCCCTGCTGCCCCTGCACCCCCTGCGGCCCCTGTGGCCCCGGAGGGCCGGGATCGCCGACTAAGATCACTTGAACATCGGGATCGTCGTTGATGATCGTGACAGGATCGGTGGGATCAGCGACTGTAATGTCACTCATCGCGACGGTCCCGCAGTGTTGGTCAGCGTGCCGTTCCAAATTTTGGTTTGCAGCCCACCGGGCGCGGTCATAATCAGCGAATGATCATAACTATCAACCGGCAACTCCTCCAACTGAGCTTGGCTGATCAACACTGTGAAGGTGCCGCCAGTCGCCGATGTGATCTGGATGCCTTCACCGGGATCGGTCGTGAGTTCAAGCCACGCTGTAACATCGGCCGCGTTCTTGCGCAGCATCATACGCATCGTGACACCGGTCAGATTAATCGGCACGCCAGCCGTGGTTTGATACGCGAAGCTGCGATAGAAATCGGCGTCGTTCTCGACCGTGATATTGACAATCGCCATGATCAGATTTCGATCTTTGTCTTGCCCTTTAACTCTTTCGGTGCCTTCGCGCGTATTCCCTGATAGGCCGCATCGATCTGTGCGGTGGTCGTGATCGTCCCTGCAGTGATATCGCCGCTGACAGTGCTCTCCGTGTCGAAGCAATTCTGCACATGAGTGTTGATGTCGGTCGTGTGTTGGACAATCGCGGCCTGATTGAGCGCGGTGAAACCCGTGAGCGTCTTCCAATTGACGGTCAGTGTCGGGTTCGCGTTGATATAGACCAACGTCTGATTGGCCGCCGTGCGGCTGACGCGATCCGTCCTTATCGGATCACCCGATGACGTGACGCCCTGAATCTCGCAGTTGTATCGAACCTCTGCGCTGTAAGCTAAGAGCTGCGTTTGCGTGTACACACCTGCGGCTGGCTGCGAAAACGTCGTGCCATCGAATAGCCACTCGGGCAATTGCCGACGCGCAAGCGCATCCCATAATTCAGCTTCGTCGGGGATCGGGGTCGCACCATCCGCGTTCATGGCGAGCCATGCGGTATAGTTCGCATCGGTGCTGTCAACATAGATGTTTCTGGCGCTGCTGTAGAACAGAGAAGCGTTTGTGGCGACCACCCAATACCAGTCCTGCAGATTAAACATCATCGTTGCCTTTCAGAGATATTGACCGCCCGTGTTGTAAACGCCTGCGATACTGCCGGGGAGGTACGACGCGCCCGCGCCATGAGTGTTAATGACACCATTCGCGGTACAAATAAATTTGGTGCCAGTCGCTGCCCCAGAAAACGTCGTGCGCGTCCAAAAGCGGGCATAGCTGTTGCTATCAACCCAACAAAACGCACCAGCGAAGTTTGGATTGCCGACCAGCGTGATAGTCTGGTTGCTGCTGGGTGTGATGATCAGCGCGCCAGAGCCACCATTGGCAGCCATGTGATAGCCGGTCCCGCCAGAGATCGAATACCAGTTATAGGGTGCATTCATGCCGCCAAGACCGCCGGTATCAGCCAAGAGATGGATGCCACCGGCCGGATACGCGGCAAAGTCACAAGCACCAAAGGCTACATACGCACCACCGACCTGCGCGGCTAACGCGACACCAAGAGCAGTTGAGGTGAATTGGAAACCAATCATCGTAAAGGTGACACCAGCGCCGTAAGCACCGGCAGTTGGAGCGCCCGCCCCCGCAGCCCCAATGGCTCCTATCTTGACGTTCTGCGGTGTGGTCGTATTTCCCTGAAACAACAGACTGCCATTGACCCGATAGCCAACGATGAACTGCGCGTAAAGGCCGCCCCAATCAGCAACCTGAACGGTGACGTTATGTCCATTCAATTCAAGCTGGCTGATGACATCAACCGCATGCTGGATAGTCTTGAATGGGCCGTAGGGAGCGGCAATCGCTGGCGCGAGGCCGTTGTAGAGTGTGTCACTGCCGATGCCACCATCAACAAAATAAGTTCGATCAGCCGCAAGCGTCGGGCGGCTGCCAGCGACCGCCCCGCCAGCGAGAATGTCCCAATAGGTGCCGTTGAACAGGAACTGGACAGCAGTGTTGGCTTGCAGCACGCCAGCGGGCACGTCGCCGCCCATAAAATGAATGCCATTGGTGTGGCCGCTCACCGTCAGGTTCGACGGGCCGGTGTTGGTGTTTGCAAGCAGCACGCGCACCGACATGCCCGCGATGATCGCGTCCGGTATCGGGTTGAGCGTGATCGCGTAGTAGTTGGCCGAGCCGGTATCGATGCCGAAAATCACCGTGCTGTTTTGCAGCGCCTTTGAGACTTGATGCACGTCGTTATTGGTGGGCGTCAGCGAATTATCGCTGATGAAATTGGCCAGATCGCGCTGCGGAAATTCGATTGCCGCCGCAGGTGGAATGGAGCCCGCGATACCAGCTGCCGGATTGCCGTTGATGTAACCGGCGTTGGTATCGGTGATGCCGTAAGGCTGTGTATATTGCATGCGCGCGTCCTCTTGCGGCGTGGCCCATCGGGTCCACCGGTTGCAAGGTCAAAATTATTCCGGTTGAAGGCGCAGACCCTTTACGGCGTCCCTGCCATCGGATCGCCGGGCGTCAGTCCTGAGTAGTCGAAGAGAATTACGGTGTGCGCTGGCTTCCAACGCTCAAGGATGCATTCAAGGTCTTGCGCGCGGCCGATACGCAAATGCGGATCAACACCACATTGGCCGCCGCCATTGCCAAGCCTGAACCATGTCAAGCTGGCCTGATGAACATGCACCGTCCAATAAAAGCGGTTCTCAGGAGGGCCGAGTCCATCGTTTGGCCATTCCGATAACTCGCCGTTCTGAACACGTTCACCATTTGGATTGTAGACCGGCAAATAGCCGCACACGAACATCATGTCGTTAAACATCGGATTGGTGCCATCGCCATAGACGCGATTGTCACCACAACGATCCAGCCCGACCATGAAAGGACGAAATTCAGAAATGGTGATCGAGTAACCGAGATGGGCTGCTGTATCGATGAAGAACTGCCGCGACTGACCACCCATCATGGTCATGCGCTGTACCAATTCCAACTGACGCTGACCGATGGTCTGAGCTTCTGACCAACAGGGATCAGGCAAGCCCCAGTTGCGCTCCCAATCCGGCAAAAGTTCTAACGTGGAGCGCGGATCACTCTCACGCTCTAGAAGATCAGCTGCACGGCCATCGACAAAACCCCAATAATTGTTGAGGCCATCGCAAGATTGCCAGAGCACACTGTCAATCGTGTGCTTCGGCCATGCCTGACCTTGCGGTAGCAACTCAAGGAAAGCGTCCCGATAATCGCTACCGGCCCTGCGAATGTGCCGGTCGCTCATCAAGCTACTCGTAAAGAATTGTACTAAGCACAGCCATGCTACCGATATTGGCCATGACATAGTCGGAGTTGGTGATGAGATTGAACGAGATCACGCTTGGAGCCTGCATGATCGCGGCACTAATCCATGCCGAGTAAATCGTCTGTCCCGGCGCTGCCATCCGAAACAGAAGGTTCTGCAGCTGCGCCTCGATTTCGGCCTTGCACTCCTCAGTGTCTGGATTGAGATCGGCAATGGTGACATCGATGAACTGTTTGATCGGTGCCAGCACATAACAATCCTTGACGGTCACCGGTCGCTTCTGATCGATATAATCGGCGACTGTGTTGATATCCCCCTGATTGGGCCAACCGTCGTCACTGGCGCGCAAATCATCCATCATGAACCGCACGGTCATGGTGCCGATGCCCATCTCAACATTGGCCCATGCTCGTGTCACGCCGGGAACGGCGAGCGCCCACGCAACGTAATCAGCGGTGTCGCCACCCATCGGCGGATTTTGAATACGCTGCAAAATCCTAGCGCGTAATTCATCATCGGTTTCAGTATCGGTACCATTCGTAAGACCATACGCAAATGCGAGACCGCTGACGCCGGGGATTATCGGGTATATCGAAAGCCCAGAGCCATCCGGCAGATTGCCAAACGATCCTGCATCGAGCGCACGTATATTGCCGCTGACTACCCCGCTTGCCGATGTGGTGATGTCCTCAAGCGTTTCGAACGTAACCATGCTGTTCGACGAACTAAAACCGACCGGAAAACCAACGCCGCTTTGCAATTGAGTACCAGTCGGGACCACCGTGCCATCGACAAGGCCCTGAAACTGTGCGGTACCGGTCGCGAGCGTCGCCATCTTGCGACCCGTCGAACCATCAGCATTGACCAGCCAGATATTACCGTGGCGATCTAACCACTCCGTCTCTGCCGTGTCGGGCAGTAGCTGCAGCGACAACCAATCAACATATTGCAGCGTCAGATGACAGAGCGCGCCCTGATTGTCCGACATGACGCGCAACACACTGTTCGGCACATTGGCGTCGGCTCCCGGCAACGACGCATTGACCGCGTCGCGCACAAGTTCGCGCACCGCGCGCAATGTCGGCGTGTTCCACGGCATGTCGATACTTTGCTGTTAGGATTGCATGGCGTCCCAGAGGACGGCGTAGCGCAGTTCAATGTCTGGCAACGGCCCGCGATAAATCCTGATCAGAGCATCAATGCGCTGCGGATCGACGCGCGTCGTCCAAACATTGAAACCAGAACAAATCTTGTTGTCGACAAACGGCTGGATGGCGTTGCGGATATAATTCTCGACCAAAACCATCGTCGAACCTTGCCGTGCGGACGGCGGCAATATCTTGGTTCGAGCCAAGAGCCAGAGCTTCGACCCAATAGGCCAGCCGCCCCAAATCAATTGCGCGTCGAGATCACCCCACCATCCCATGCGATCAACGGAATCGGGATCGGGCAAGTCATCGTTGATGCTCGCCAGCGCGTTGGTACCGAGTGCAACGACAATCGCCGTGGCAAGTGCCTGCGTGTCGTCGAGCGTGCCGTTCGGCAACAACAACCAATCCACCGTGACGGAATAGTTCGGAAATAGCGTGTTTTGAACGAGCCGGATGTCAGGGACGTTATTACCGGCTGGCATCGGCCAATCTCGCTTCAAGTGCTTCGATGCGCGCAATCAAACTTTGAAGGGTGGCTTTTATGGCCGCTCTGTCAGGCTGTGCGCCGCCACCTGTCTGAGCATAGACGTTCTTGGAAATCAGTTCGCCCTCTAGCATCACACGCGCAAATGTACCTTTGCCACTTTCAGCACCGAGATAAACGTTGCCGCCCGTGACATGAACCAGAACAGTGCCGTTACCATCTAGCAAATGGACATTGTTGCCACCGACGCGGCTAGCGTCCTTAGTAACATCGACAAACATCGGCGACTTCTGACCGTCTTTGTAGACGGACTCCTGTCCCTTCTGTTGCTGACCAGAGCCGCCTGCGCCACCGCCAGATGAGCCACCACTCGAACCATCTCTTGCTTGAGCACCAGCGCCACCACCACCGCCGCTTCCACCGCCACTCTGCATTGTCGAATTGCTTTGGCTGTCCTTCTGCAGCAGCTGCATTCGCACGGTCTTGTCCTGCGGTGCGGTCCAGAAGCCTCCATCCTGTGACATATGAAATTGCTGAAAGTCACCACGCCCGCGAAACATCGCGGTGTCGCCCTGTTGCAATTTGAACATGCGGTGACGGCGATCATCCATGATCGCAACAGGGAACGAACGACTGCCGCCCATGAAGCTGGTAAAGTGCTCTGCGCTCGATTTGATTTTGCCCATGCCGTCTTTCTCGGCATCGAACACCACCGACGTGAAACCATAGTTCTGCGGAGCTTCGACCTTGTCGCGCGTTTCGTTGGCCATGAAGTTGCCGCCCATTTCCTGCAACAACTTCGTGTCATCGACTTTGTCGACGACGCCTCGTGCACCGCCAGAAGTGTAACCGCGCAGTGCGCTATTGAGAGGGGTTGACCGATGCATCAGATGCTCCCGCTACTTTCAACCGCCACTGACATCATAATTCGGACGTGCGTTGAGCCATTCGGGAGGGACGCACGTTAACGTGGTGATGCTGCCGCGCTTGTCATCCTGCATAAAAATCACTTGCTGAATGGCCATCTCGTTATCCATGGGGATCATCGGCGAGTAGACATGAACATGATCGCCTTCCGACCAGAGCGCGACACCTTCACGAAGCCAGCCCTGCACAGTGATAGTCGCTTGAACCATCGTGCCGTCGTGCATCCGCTTTTCGAACTCGGCGCGCAACTCCACTTCGCCCTGCGACTTCACCGACTCCTCAATCGGCGTAATCAATTTGCTGTTCAGAATGTTCGAAATATCCGACGTTCGCGTCGCCTGCTGTTCGCTGGCGTCTGTGCCGTTATGATCATCGCTGGCCTGCGAACTGGCGTGAACGTCGTAAGCCTCGAACACCATCGTGCTGTCAAAAATGCACTGACATGATTTGATGTTCTTGCCTTCAACCAGACCAGCAACAATCGGATTGGAGTGATCGCCGATCAACAGCAAGCTACCGAACGCATCACACGCCAGTCGCGCACAGCGATCACGCGCAATGCGCTCGGTGAAATCCCAGCATGGTTCACCCTTGTTGTTCTGCAATTTGTCGAACGGCGTGTTGTCGACCGTGCCGATCATTTTAACACCGACGCCGTATTGCCCCCATACCTCATCAGCGACTTGCTTGATGGTCTTATTGTCGAAGTTACCGGTCTTGCTATCAACGCTCGATTTGGCCGCGTTCGCCGTATAGCTCTTCCCGATCAGCATCACGCCATGACTGTTGGCGTCGTAAGCAACCTGTCGCACCTCAATGAAGCCGGTGATCGCCAGCTGACCCGCGAGGAGGACGGTGCAGCGATCACCGGGCTTGAACTGAAGCTTCGTCCAATCCGCAATCTTGTTGGTTGGCTTGATGACCGTTGGATCGCGCTCGGCTGCACTGAATTGGAAGTACGCAAATGGGTCGCCCCAATTGCGCCTGACCATGACGAAATCCCAATCCTCGAATTTCTGTCCATTGACAACGAGGGTTGCGATCTCGCTTGGCTTCGGCATTGGAGCCTACACTATCGACGCGGCTCCACATGCGGCGCGATGGGTTGCGGTTCGCCAACCGGCTCAATCGTTCCCGCGACCGCTTCGCCAGCGACCACGGTGATGTCACAGACGGTGATCAGTTGCCGCACACCAGTGCCGAGATCAGCATCCGCCGTCGCGGTGACTTGCACTTGACCGGTCGCACCGACTGGCGTGACGCGGCACATTGTGCTGTCGCCGCTGTCGACCGCAACCGTGACAATGTTGTCATCCGACGATTGCCAGCTTACCGCACCATCGACTGTTGCCGGGTTTCCGCCAGCATCGACGTAAGCGACTTTCATGTTGACGAGTTTATCGACGGGCAGCGTATACATGACATCTCCTTTTGCTTTGATGATGAACCGATCAAATACGATGGTGATCTCCGAGTAGCCTTGCGGCTCCTCGCTCACTTCCATGATCTTCAGCGTGTTGCCGAAGCTTAAAGTGATGTCGAGACGTTGATGCGGTGGATCGTCAGTGCGCGCGGCACTCACGACGATAATGCCTCTCCGACCAACGGACAGAAGGCCGGATGCACGATCTTGTTTTCACCGCGCACTTCATCGGCACGCGAAGCATCGTCATAAAGTTTGTACGCCATGACGAGGCTCGGCAGCACTTGAAAGAATTGATAGCGCAGCATGCGCGGCAGCGGCAACGCCGTCTGCACCAGATGATTGGTTATCGCTCCATGCAACGTGATCAGTGATTGAAACGTCATCTGATCCATCTCATCAGCAGCGATCTCCTCGCTGTCCTGAAACGGCTGAAACAACGCAGCCTTAATATTTTCAACCTGCTGACGACTGATGAATGTCATCCCCGCGAGGATGAAACATTCCGTCGCTAAACAAAGACGGATGCCAGCGTTCTGAACAAGCACGGCACCAAGTGAAACTGGAGTTTCCTGATCGAGTTGCGCGCGCACCACCTCGACTTGCTGCCATGTGATACCCGCGAGCCGCACCTGCTCAAAGCAGTTGTCGAGCGACGGCCCCAGCGCATCGTCGACCAGCAACTTGTACGCATTGGCGCGAGTGTCGCCGATAGCGGTGCGCGCCGCCGCTCCGGGCAGTCCCTTGGCCCCAAGGCTACCGAGCAGGTTCGTCAGCAGCCGATCAAGAATTGGTGCAGCCTCAGTGGCGTCGGCGCGCTTCATGCAGAAATGGTCCCCGGCAGTCCAGTGCCAATAGATGGATTAGGCGGTGCAAGCGCGCGCTGTACTTGATCTCGCACGGCTTGCGCAGCATTTGCGAGCGTCGCTTGCGTGTCTTCCTGTGCAGGGTCGAACAGCGGATCGAGGCCAAGCTCCAAAAACGTCATGTCGAATATGCAATAGCCGCCGAAACGTTCTTCCTCGGTCAGACGATATTTCGAGCAAACGACATTCTGTATGGTCTGCGTCGGCAGCTGCAATTCACCGCCGCCTTCCGTTTCCAGTGCAGCGAGCAGCAGATCGCGCGGCTTGCGATAGTCGCGCTGGAAAAGATCGTCGACATCAGCCTGATAAACAATGCAATAGCCGCGAATACTGAACTCACGCGCGTGGCGGCCCATGTCTTCAGCATAAGGCAATTCTTTTTTTGGAAACTCGTGCTCGA